AGTTGATTCTCGGGACCACGTCTGGTCTCTAGGTAAGGAGTTCTAAGCATCACAGGTAGGACGTAGTTATGTCGTAGTCCTTTAAGAGGATAGTTGCAGTGGCCTCGTCCGAAAAATGTTCTCCAAATTCCATCGTTCCCACTGTATCCACGAAGTTCTTCTCCTGTGTTCCGTTGAGCCGATAACGCGCAAGCAGTTCGTGCGTGTCCACTGTGAAGTGTTCCTTTGTGGCTGCGGTTCGGTAGTCCCCAATCTCCTTGGTGACGCGTACTTGTATAGTGTCTCTCACTCCAGAGACTCTGCAAGATGACTTCATGTTGTCGAGCAGAATGGAGTGGACACGGGGGTATGCACCACGCAACAAGGCGTATTGGAATTCTCGACCTCGGGCTTCGAGATCGCCGCAACCAGGTAGGTCACCTTTACACGTGCCAATCATCCGAAGTAAGACCCCAATGTTCAATACAGCTCTCATTCTTCCAGTGGTGTCATAGACCGGAGAGTGCTTCAAGAACTGGATGTCGTAGATATCTACACAAGTTTGCACCTTGTATATATAGCCTGCTTGTTCAGCTGCGGCTATTATCTCTATATCCGTTGTGGCGTTACTTTCGAAAATAGACATGGCTACTAGAATGTTAGCCATGTTGTTTGTCACGGTTGTGAGGGTGGATCCGCTGTAGAGTTTCGGAACTCTTGGCTTCAGGTAACAACGACGACTTGAATCAGACACATCGTATATCTTGATGGGGAGCTTTAGTTGCTCCACAAGTCTGTCGTAATCATCGTGCATCCATGAAGGGAGGGTGGATCGAAGAGCTCTCCAAACATGCTTAGTGTGTGATGCGTCGCATTTAGAAATGTCGACATTAAACATGGCCACACTGCCATCCGGTTTCCGCACCGAATAGCTCGCATCGTCAGAGAAGTAAATGAAATAGAACCGTCCGGGGGGATCTCTCAAGTTCCTGAAAATCCTTTCCAGACTGTCTGGGGATGGTGAAGGGCAGAATTCAATAACTCCGCCTAAATATTCTAGTGGCTCCCCAGCCATGGCATTCTTGATAAATTTTGTAATGACGAATCCTTGTAGGGATGCGGCGACGCCTAAATCGCCGATCATCCTCATGACCTTGTCAGCAGGTAGTATCTCATTTTTCTTTGCTTTGTACAGAACGTTTCTGAGCCACAATCGGTCGGTCAGCGTTGCTCTTGTAGACTCCATCAGGTCCCAGTACGCATCAATTCGTAAGCGTTTCTTTGGGTGTTCGTCGTCGTAGTGTTCGTCCATTTCTTCTTC